AATCTAAAGATGCATCACTAAATGTACTATTACCAGCTTTTAGTATTCCGTTAATAGGCAAGACAGCTTCAGCAAAATTATCAAAGGTCTGTATGAATATTGAAGAAATAGACTACGATACTTGCAGAGAAGCAGGTCTAGGAGACAAAGCCTCTAAAAACCTATGTAGTTGGATAGAGGTGGAATTTTATCAACTGAGTGTATTACCATTTAGTTTCAAGTTTGAGCGACCTCAGACACCCATAGAAACTACTCTTGGAGTTGTTTGTATAAGTGGTAAACTTACCTCTTATAAGAATAAGTCCGAGGCTACACAAGTTCTACTAGGGCTTGGATATGGGGTTAAGCCGAGCTTAACAAAGGATGTCACAATCCTGGTAAACGAAAGCGGTATAGAATCCGCTAAAACTAAGAAAGCCAGAGATTCTGGCGTTCAAATCATAACTAACCTATTAGAATTAACTGGAGAATAAAACTATGTCCTTACCTAAATGGACTGATGAGCGTACAGCTCATCTAACTGATTTTGTCGGTGACGAAAGTCCCGTATCTCAAGCTACTGTAGCTGAAGCTGCAGAAAACCTTGAAACCTCTACTCGTTCCATCTCAAGCAAATTGCGAAAGATGGGCTTCGATGTAGAATTAGCTTCTGCTAATAACACCCGAGCATTTAGTGATGTTCAGGAAGAAACTCTTGCAGCTTTTGTCACTGACAATAGCGGTCAATATACTTATGCTGAAATTGCAGGTCATTTTGAAAATGGCGCTTTTTCTCCTAAGTCTATTCAAGGCAAGATTTTGTCTATGGAATTAACTGGCCATGTTAAGCCTGCCCCTAAAGTAGAAGCTGTACGCACGTACTCTCCTGCTGAAGAAGTCACTTTTGTATCTATGGTACATGCTGGTGCTTTCGTTGAGGCTATTGCTGAAAAACTTGGACGAACTGTTAATTCAATTCGTGGTAAAGCTCTTAGCTTGTTACGTTCTGGTGACATTGATGCGATTCCGCGTCAAGAAACAACTAAAGGAGCTTCTAAAGAAGATCCCTTGGCAGAAATGTCTAACATTGGCGACCTGACTGTTGAAGCGATTGCTGAGTCAATCGGTAAAACACCACGTGGAGTTAAAACTATGCTTACTCGCAGAGGTTTAACTGCTGCTGATTATGATGGTGCAGCTAAAAGTGCAAAAGCTTCCGCTTCTGTCTAAAGTAACTATTTAGTTATTTATAAAAACAGGCTCTTCGGGGTCTGTTTTACTATTCATGGATCGGGAGAATCTTAGTGAACATCGCTAGCGCGCTAATAAAGCAAGTGCTTTCACACCAAGACTTTGAAACTTGGAGTGTTACGTACAAGCATTATTTGCCAAGCGAGTATCATAGTCTTTACAATACTATTGAAAAGCACTGTGAATCCTTCCACAAGATGCCAACGATTGATGAATTAAAGTTTGAGATTCGTGATTCAAGTACGAGAGAAAAATTATACGCTGTAGAATCCCTTGAGGTTACTACAGATGCAAATATGCTTCTTGAGTACTTGAAAAATGAATATGCTCAAAAAGAGATTCTGGACTCGCTTGAAGATTATGTTGAAAACTCTGTTGCATTTGAAAATGCACAAGAGTCAGTAGACCACCTACACCAAATCGTTTTAGACGTAGAGGATAGGATTGATCTTGATGACCCACAGGAAAGTATGCAACGTATTGACCTGTTCGAACCAGAGGAAGATATAGCCAAGTACATACCTCTTGGCCTTAATACGGATTATGACCGTGATATTCAATTCTCTCCTAGAGACTTGGTTATGATTGGTGGTAAACGAGGGGCCGGTAAGTCGGTTATATGTGCAAACATTGCTAACAATGTTTACGCTTCTGGGAAGTCTGCTCTCTATTTCACTATTGAAATGGACAGCAGGCAAATCCTACAGCGTTGTTGTTCTATAGCTACCGATGTTTCTTTTTCACGTCTTCGTACCAAGAATCTTGGTATAGGAGAATGGGAGAAAGTAGCAAGTTGGTGGGCTAATCGTTTTGTTGCGGGACAAGACCGCTTGAAAGAGTATAAAAAACACCGTGATTTTGATAAGTTTCATATTGAACTGAGAACTGGAGAGCTCCTCCCGACTCAACAGTTAGATGTTATCTATGATCCTTCTCTTACCCTATCCAAAATTCGTGCAGAGCTTGATAAAAAGGTTAAGCCTTTGAATGTTGGAGTTATCATTGTGGATTATATAAATCAAGTAAAGCGGTCAAGTCTTCCTAATAGAGGAGGTCAATATGACTGGACAGAACAAATAGAAGTTTCTAAAGCATTAAAATTGATGGCGCAAGAATTTGATTGTACTGTATTCTCACCCTATCAAACAGACGCCACAGGTGAAGCTCGTTTTGCAAAGGGTATTTTAGACGCGGCCGATGCTGCATATACATTAGAAACTTACGACCATGAGGATGGTTGTATCACTCTTAATTGTGTTAAAATGCGTTCAGCAGCTATGCGATCTTTTACATCCACAGTAGACTGGGAGTCATTAAAAGTAGGGCCCGAGACTGCGTTAACACCTCAAGAGAAAGAGGATTCTGCCCATAAAACAGGTGAAGATATAAATGATATCTAAAAATAGTTCTTGATTTTTGAGGCCAGTTGTAGTATAATAATGTTGTATAAATAAAAGAAGTAAATAAAAGTGACAGTAGAAGAGCTACTAAAACAAAGAGAATTATATTTTATACCAAAAGGCGCTGACTTTTTAGTTAGCTGTCTTAATCCCGAACATGAGGATAAAAACCCTAGCATGAGGATTGATCAAATTACGGGTATTTATCAGTGTTTTTCTTGTGAGTTTAAAGGAAATATATTTACACATTTTGGGGAAAGGGCAAATCAATTACAGCTAAGACGAGAATTTCTAAAACGAAAAATTAGAGAAAAGAGGTCTGAAAGCATTGGTTTGTCCTTTCCCCAGAGTATTGTTCCTTATATTGGAAATTGGAGAGACATTAAACCCAAAACATATAAAAAGTTTGAAGCGTTTCAATCAGCAGAAAGGGACTTTCTAGGACGAATTAACTTTCCTATAAGAGATATATCAGGACGTATAGTAGCATTTAATGGTCGTCATACTACAGGAGGGATTCCTAAGTATATGATATCGCCCACGGGTGCAAAGCTACCTCTATTTCCTTTAGTAGAACCTATACAAGGTAAAGTAATCTTGGTAGAAGGTATCTACGATATGCTTAACTTACAGGATAAGGGATTAACAAATGCAGTTTGTACTTTCGGAACAAAGAATATTAATGAAGATAAACTAAAAATGCTTTCTATACAAGGAGTTGATAGTATAGATGTATTTTTTGATGGAGATGATGCAGGTCAGACTGCCGCACTAAAAATAAAGGAGATGTGCAAGCAAGTAGGTTTGTTACATCGAAACATTTGTCTCAAGAACACAGATCCTGGGGCATTAAAACAACAAGCAATAGACACTTTAAAGAGAAAATTATATGGCTAAGGTTGCCCTAATAGAAACCAAACCGAGTAGAACCAATTTTAAAAAAGAATTCGATAATAAGATAGAGTTTGATCAATATCAGCTATGTTCTGATCGAAACCTAAAAAAAGTATTAAAACGAGATTGTGACATTGAGATTGATACAAATGCATATGACTGGTTGATTCTAGTAGGTAGTGATGCATTGAAGTATTTTACCAAAATCAATTCAGTTACAGAATATTCAGGTAAGAGAGTAGAGGAAAAGTTTTTACCTATCATTAATCCTGCTATGCTCTCTTTCAAGCCCGAGGCACAACGAACTTGGGACGATTCTAAGAAAAGTGTGTTAGAGTATATAAACGATAATAAACAAGACACAATTATCACAGAAGAAAATGTTAAAGGTATACAAGATACTAAAGAGTGTAATGATTACATTAGAGCAGCTATAGCCTCCCCTTCTCCTTATATAGCACTTGATTCCGAAACTACAGGGTTATATCCTAGAGATGGATATATTCTTGGGGTTTCTTTATCTTATGAAAAAGATCGCGGGGTTTATATAGATACAGAGTGTTTCGATGAAACTACCGAAGAATTATTACAACAGTTATGGAATGAAAAGATAGTAGTATTTCATAATGCTAAATTCGATATAGCTTTCTTTGAATATCATTTTAACTTTAAATTCCCCCGATTTGAAGATACCATGCTACTACATTATCTTATTGATGAGAATCCAGGTACTCATGGATTAAAACAGTTAGCTATGAAGTATACTGTTTATGGAGATTATGAAAAGCCTCAAAATGATTGGATGGCGCAGTATAGAAAAGAACATGGTATGAGAAAGGATGATTTCACATGGGATCTAATTCCTTTCGATATTATGAAAACGTATGCAGCTATGGATGCTGTAGTAACTTTCTTACTCTACGAAAAGTTTATAAAAATTAAAAGTAATAAAAGA